ATCATTGATTCAATGCTTGAGTACTTCATATGGGTATTCCTTTCATTCAAAGGTCAGTTATTGATTCAAACCTCGTCTAGGTCCATGCAATCAGGGTCAGAAGAGTACTTAAGGCAAGCGGCTTGACCGTCACGCCAACATTCTTCTTCTTCTTCTTCGATAATGGTCTCGGGGTTGTAGACGCTTAAACAAGATTGATACTCATTCCATTGGGCAGCTTTAAGCTCTTCACATTCAGCATCCGTTGAACAGAAAGGCTCAAGAGGGGCCTCAATTGTGTCGGTGAAGTCTTCGGGCACAATAAGACCCTCAACAGCGGGGCGACGGTCAACATTGGCCTGAACGCGGGCAATGAACATAACCGGACTGAACATTAATAATGTGAAGATGGATGCACGGATTGTGCGGGATGCTTTAGGTGTCATGGGTATCTCCTCAACGACGCCTTAATTGGCGTACTCACATGAGGTTGCAGATACCATGCCAATCAAGGAATTCACCACGTTCAAACCGCTGACCCACTTATGTTGAATCTGACAATGTTGAACTCTTAGGCAACTGTCTCAATTATGAGAATAGGGCAAAACCCCACTCCATATACCTAGTGTGAACGAAGCCATGAAGTGGGGGCGTCAGGGAGATAATCCCGACAACTGAAGTGTACACGAATGAACTCCATAACGCATATAGCTATACCTGAAGACGCTGACCTCTTATACGCCTCACCACGCCCCGAGCTCGACCTTTGACCTAATACTCAAAGACAAAGAGAAGTCTTCTTATAGACGAACGTCGCATGCGCCTCATAAGGTCCTAAAGACGAGCTGACTGACAATCAATAAGATGGAGACCAAGAATGAGTATACAAGTCCATCGTTCAATATGCTGACCAACATGCGATTAGACCCCTCAAACCCTCTAAAGACACGGCAACAAGGCTCAATATGCTGACCCGCGACGGCCCCTTGAGCCCTCATTGCCTCATGGATGTCACTTCGATCTAGAGGATAAACCCTCGAATGTGAATGTAAAGTGAAGCCTCCTCAACTCCACCCCAATTGAAACAAAAGGGACACGAATTCAACCATGGCACCCCTCAAATACACCCCTAAGCGGCGTACTTAATCCCTAATCAATACATAGAGATAGTTGGGCAGATGACTTAGGGGGTAGCTTAGGAGAGAGGAGTTAACCTCCATGCAAACACACTCAACTAAAACGCCTTTTTCTTCCACCATTAGAGGGGGGTGTAACTAGGGGTGGATAGACTAGTTGATCTATGTGACTTAGTTGGTACAGTTGTTGTGTTTAGCTGGTGTAAAGCAAGGAGGCTTGAAATGGTAGATCCCCAAATAACGATGCTTAGGGCTAGGTGGGTGAAGGTGAAGAAGCGGGTGCCTGGGGTGGGTTGGGAGGAGTTCGTGGAGGGCTCTCGTGTGAACCGGAGCTTCCTTGAGCTTTACTATTCTTGGGTGAAAGGGGGCCGGGCTAGGGGGTCGGTTCCGTGCATCTTGAAGACCTTTGGGAGTCCTAGGGAGTGGGTGTGGATCAGGCTTGAGGGGCTTCGGTCTATTGCTGGGTGTAATGGTCGTGGGGGTCTAAAAGGGGTGGTCAAGATCAACTCTAAGGAGAAGCCCTTTGCCGCTTATATCCGGCAGGAGGGCCGGAAGGTGTTCTTGGGGGCGTTTGCTACAGCTGAGGCTGCTGCTCGCTGCTATGACAAGCACGCAAAGCATGTTCATGGTCCTTTAGCTCCGCTGAACTTTCCAGAGTAGGGTCCTCTACCCCTAGTAGTTCCCCAAGAAGACGGTAGATGCCCTTGCCCTTCCTGGAGGCCAGTTTATTGAACCATGATCCATTAGAAGGGGTCATGGTGTAGTTCTCTAGGGTCCACTGAGCTAGTCCCGTTGAGGGGCCATTACATACCGGGGCGAACCCCCAATCTCTGAGGAGCTGTAGGAATGTGTCTGTTTTGGTTCCACGCTTGGCTCTCTTGTGGGCTATCCAGTCTTGTTTGAACTTCTCTAGGTCTTTCATTTGAATCCTTTGGTGGAGCGTAGGGGGCCAGCGTCTAGTACGTAGATCTTGCCTCCCAGGGTTTTGAATTTAACAATGTGCGGGCTTCCGAAGAAGTCGGGGTCAAACATGGTTTGGGTTCTCTTGAAGAATAGCCGCACCTTCTCCCAAAGAGTCAGGGGGTCTTGGTACCACTGAAAGAAGTTCATCTGATTAGCTCATTTCCATCGAGTGATTGTCTGTAAGCGATGGCCATGGCAACAAGACGCACGATTGTCCCGTCTGGGAGAGCGAAGTCCTCGTCTAGCTCCTGGAAGCCGTAGGTGGCCAGCTCCGTAACCACGTCCGTGAGTTCAGCCTCGTTCAGCGGTTCTTTGTTTGAGTCTCCGGTAAGCTTGATCACGATAATTCCTTGGTCAGCTTCTTTAGGAAGTCAGGCTGTTTAATCCTCGCTAGGGCAGCTTGTAGCTTCTCAGGCTCGTCTTTGTAGTGCGCCCTGATCTCGTCTTCATATCTTGCTAGGGCGTCTTTTGGAGCGTCTGGGGATCTCTGTATCAGCACCGTCTGGGGAATGTGATCGGCCTGGCTGGTGGTCTTGGGGGGCTCCGGTTTTTTGGGCTTCTGGGAGAGGCGCTTCTTAAAGCTCATCAGTTCATCCCCTCGCCCATCTCCACTGATCCCATGTTCCGGGAGGCTTGTATCCGTACAATCTCAGTGAGGCCGATACACGTGGCAGGTCCCCCACTAAAGGAAACCCCCACGTTCTGCTCCTCATCTTGAACGCCGATGATGTAAGCCGCTCCTTCCTCCTCGCAGAGATCAGAGAGCTTCTCCATAGCGTCCCGGATGAGCTTGTTCATTTGGCTACGGCCTTTGCTGCGACTGGGCACTTAAACTGTGTGAACGCCACTAGAACTGGTGGAACCATTAGACCCATGCCAAGGGTTCCCCAAATCAGGTTACGAGTACTGACCTTGTATTCAAGCAATGGATTCTCATCATCCGTGATGCCGATGCATTCCCCGTAAGGAGTCTTAGAAGTACAGCCGCCGAGGAGCACTAGGCCAAGAAGAAGCCTCTTCATCTTACGCGTTAGCTACAGCCGTGAGGGTTGTAGTCCCAGTCTTCTTGTTGATCTTCGTGACCGTGGCCTTCTCAGATGCCTTACGCTTCTTGGGGAGAATATCCATCTGACGGTCAGCGTCTGTCATGGCACGCGATTCAACCACATTCTTCCCGTGACGCGTTTCTACGGTGCTAGCAGTGAAGTCATAGGTGGTCTCACATTGAACGATCTTAGGGGCCTTACCGCTCTCCAGAATGCCGCGTGTGTGCCTACGGGTCTTGGTCATCAGCTTGATCTCTTCTTTGCGGGAGCCCGTGAGAGTCTTGATCTCAGCTAGCTTCTCGTCGATGGAACTCTCCAGGGAAAGCAGCTCCGTGAAGAACTTCGCACGCTCCGTCTCGCTGATCGGTAGCAGAATCTCTCGTTTCTCTTTTTTGACTGTCTTGCTCATTGTTATCCCTCTTAGGTGTCTAAATATTGGTCATATAATTTTTAGGTTTCGTGTCCACCGGCTTAGTGGATGCGCGTGAGATTTCCAAGCGAGAATGCGCAGCTTTTTGTGATTCTGATAAAAGGCTGTATTCTGATTTCTAATATCTCTTGAAAGGAGAACATATGAAAAAGAAAGCTGTAAAAAAAGGCAAAGTGGTTAAAGCCGCTGCCAAAGGTAAAAAGGCTGTTGCTGCTAAAGGCGCAAAGGCCACTGGTACTAAGAAGATGCCGCTCGGCAAGAAACTCTTCTAGTTCAATACTTGGACCCGGTGAGGGACTGGAACAACGAGGGGGATTAAGTCTCTAGTTGTATGATCTGGGAACTCACCGGGCCACTCTGACTAACAGGAGTGCCCCTAGCCACATCGGTTAATACTCCGGGGGAAGTTCTCCTTTCAGAGACCCGTGTGGGCTAGATTGCTGTCAGTCTTCAACCTCAACCCACTTCACCTTGTCTAGCTCAATCTCCACCTTCCGGAGTTCCTCTGAGAGTTCCCGAGCAAAGTACCCATACCATTTACGGGTCATCGGCCTTGAGGCATTGCGCTCCATTTCCGACCATTCCATTAGGAGGCGGCGCATTGCGAGCTTAAACCTATTGAGTTTGAGGCGTTCTTCTTTGGGATTCATAAAATAATTATGGCCTAGTCCCTTGATTGAACAAGAGAGCTAGGCCATCGTCGATTCTGCTAAGAACGATTGAATCTAGCGTCCTACTTCTGGACCCGAAACTCAATCGAAAAATGTACAAACGCTTCATGGGGGTTAGTTCCATGACTTGCATCACGAGCGGTGTGTCGGATGGCGTACATAAATAAAAGAGTGTGGAGGGAAAGCCCTTCGCCCCGTGGGGTGCCCTGTCAGTGGGCTCTAAGGCGGTTAGCTTAGATATGGACTGATTCAAGGGCGTAGTCGGGTCGGGCAAAGAGTTCCACCAACGCCAAACTCCTCCAAGCTTTCTCCATGGCTTTTTGCTGTGGGGGGTTTGGGGGGTTTGGTCAAAAACATAATCAAATCAAACAAAGAGTCCTAGTTAACACTTAGTTAATATTACTAGTTAAGGAGTTAGTTAATGTACGGAGTACATCTTAGTAAGAATCAAACTAACAAGTCTTTTAGACTGAACAGAGATGAAAGCTATAAACAAGCATTCCCTGATGTCGGCGCGACGCCGCAGAAACATTTCGCTAATGCCATGACCCGTTATGGCATTAGAGGGTATCGACTCTCACAGAGACTTGGTGAGGGGCTGGCTTGCGACTTCTGGTTTCCCTTTCCCAGGAATCTAGCTGTCTTTGTGGGACGAGACATTTCAGAGACTCAGCGGGACTCCCTGGAGGGCTCCGGCATTGAGCCTTTAGTGGTGCCCGAGGAACTTGGCATGGAATGGTTTCTGGCGATTGCTAGGATTTTAGGACAAGACCCAGAAGACGTTAGCCCTTTACGGCCCAACATGTTCCCACGTATGGAGGAGTTTGAGCAATGATAGACCTTAATGACGTTATTAGAGAAGCTAAGAGAGAATATGAGCTTGAGTTATTCCGCGAAGCGGTAGAGAAGCAAAAGCAACACCTTCGAGAAAAGAGATCTATATGGGATAGGGTCTTTCCTTGGAGAATTGTCATCCTAAAGAAGGGGATTAAGAAATGATCGACATCAAACAAGTACAAGCAGAGGCGGAGAAAGAACTCCGGGATGAGCGCATGAAGGAAGCTAAGAGCAAGATTAAATCTAAGCTCATGCAGATTCACGCTGCCGAGAAGATTGTGGCTAACCTGAAGCGGGAACTCGATGATCTCTACGTCGTTGTCGGACAGGATTCGTAACTTACCAGTCCGCGTAGTGATGGCGGGCTTTGAGAGTGATACATGGTCTTTGCAGAATGCGGGTTGGGAAATATCCGCCTCTCAGGACTTCCGAGGCATGTCCTTACATCTGGCCTTTAGGCATCCAGTTTGGAAGGTAGTTGGTTGGTCTTCGCCGGTTCGGTATGACTTCTTCATGGAATGGAGACCGGATAGGGTACGGGACCTCACGGTAGAAGTGAAATACCTCTCTCAGCAGGAGAATTACTTTGTGCATATGCGCGAGGATCTCAGCATGTTCAAGCCCGTGGACTGCGTACCCGAGATGGCCCCAGCCCCAAAGAGCATGTCGGACTTCGCGCTCTTTAAGACTGTCGATCACAGCAAGGATCTTGTCGTGGACCCAGAAGACGTGAACGCTCTTATGGACCAGATATTAAAGCTTCAAAGCCCACGTCAGGCGGAGATCAGAGCTAGAGAGCGCATGGCCAAATCAAGAGAAGAGTTGTTTCGTGGTGGAGAAGCCAAGCCCGCAGACATCATTCATTGCCAAGTTATTTCAATGAGGAAAGCTTCATGACCACAGTAGAACTCACAGACGAATCAATCAAAGAAGCCATCTTTGAAATCACAGAGCTTCTTCAGAAGAAGAACATAAGCATGATGGTGGGGGCTGCGGCGATGCAGGCAATTCTCCTTGTACTCAAGGACCAGGGAGTTACGGTCTTGGTGGAAAAGCAAGAAGTCTCTTCTGGTAAAATGAACTAATGACCGCACAACGTTCTAAGAACCGAACCACATACCCAATCATCACTGAACATCGGAGGAAGCGTGGCAACAAAATCCGTACAGGAAGTGATCGAGGAGATGAGGGAGCAGATAAAGGCGCTCTCAGAGAGACTGGCCGTATTAGAGGCTGGCGGGCCGGTGAAGAAGAAGCGGATCTCCCCCTCAAGCAAGCAAGAGCCCTCTTCGGTATCAAAGATACGTGATGCCTTTTTGGGCAGCTTCTTGAAGGCTCATGGACACGAATACCCCGGATGGGGCGCACGAGAGAACGGACAAGCCGCTAACTGGCTCAGAAGCATTCAAGTAGAGAAAGCCGTGGCGTATGCGACGGTGTTCCCTCACTGGAAGAACAAGAGAATGGTGACGCGTGGTCACACCTTCTCGGACCTTATTGTGAATTACGTAGAGCTAGATGCTCACATGAACCGGCATATGAAGATCGTAAGTGATATTGCTGGGGCCGCTGTCATGGAGAAGTTCCTAATTACAAACGCCATTGAGCAGCAAGAGGTAGTAGAACATGCAAAACGAGCAGCGAATCCAGACCATATCCCAGCAAGTATTGCTTATGACCACAAAGTTCAAATCCAAACACGATCCGAGCTTCATCGGACACTTAACGAACGTGATGCAGGAAGCGACCGAGAGAATGCCAGCAAACGAGATGGTGTACTTCTGCAAGACCGTACTCTCGGAGATCCCGAAGAAGTTTGATGTGATGCCCTCTCTGAGGGAGTTCAGCGACTACATTGATTCTCGTAGGTCCTCAAACCGAAGACCCAAGGTTACGCCTAGGGAATGGATCTCAGAGAAGTGTCCGGGGATTCCTGCCATCTATGAGGCCATGTGCAGCAAGATCAAGTCTGACGATCAGCGGGGCCTGAGGCTGATGCTGGCCTTTCTGGGACTCTCAGAGGAAAAGGCTTGGGACATTTACGGATTCTGGCACGAGGGGATGATTCATCCTTTAGTGAAAAACCCAGCCCCTTCTCTCAAGGAGTTATTTGATTTCATCGGCTCTAGGCAGGAGGAGCATCGAAGAGAGCCTTCTCGGCTGCCCTCCGTTTAACAAGCCCTTTTAGGATGCGCCCATTGCCGTGAACCCATCTCAGAAGTTCGTTGGAGGCTCCAGCATAGTCGTGGCTGTTGAGCTTTCTCTTGAGGGTGGACGTGGCCAGGGCTTTAGCCCCTACGTTGAATGTGAAAGAACACAGAGCGTCGAACTGGTTCTGATTAATCGGAGCCCCGATATAGTTATTCACGGCATTCTCAGCCGTCTTCAGATCCTGCTTGAGGAACTGTTCGCACTCTTCCATGGTGATAACGTCTCCAAGCTTTACTCCTAGGACGTGGCCGACGCCGATGGTCGCGACACCCACCGAGTCTAGGTAGGCCTTCAGGCGGACCCCTTCTAAGCGTTTCAGGAACTCGATGCCGGACGGGCTCATGGATCTCATGGTCTTCTATGTTATCCTTTTTGGGATGGCACAAGACGACTTCAGCTTTGAAAAATACGGCCTACCCCTCAAGCCCGAAGGCCAGAACATAGGTAATTACATTTCAAACCTCTCTCCAGAATGCCGTGTGGCCTTCTATAGACGCCGCAGTGACATGATCAATGCCAAGAAGGCTGTAGCGGCTAAGGCTAAAGCCGAAGCCCAGACGCGTGCGCTGAGCTTCATTGTGGTGGATGAAATCGCCCTCTCTAAGGACGCCAAGAACTACACCCCCTCTAAGGACTTCTTGAACAGTCTTGAGAACCGGATCAAGAGCGGCAAGGACATCAACACCATTCGGACTCAGTTCTTCCCGGACATTCCCCAGGAATCCTGGGAGAAGGTGGTCCATTCGCTGAGAAAGCAGCTGGCCCCAAGCTCCGATCATCAGGGTGTAGTGCTAGAAGCCGCGAAGAATGAACACTTGAGGATCTTAAAACGTCGTGTTTGGTCGATTAAGTCTGAGATCACCCGCGTCAACAAGGCCCTAAAGCGCATTGAGAAGGACGAGACGCTCACTTTTACGAAGAAAGAAGAGCTAATCGCTGACCAAAGGCTCATCAAGGAGCGGTACTTCAAGCAGCTCTGCAAGCACGAGGACGATTTGATCAAACTCAAGATCAAGATCGCGGAGACCCACAGTTACATTGGCACCGTAGACGAGAAGGTTAAGACCTCCGCTGCCATCCACATCCACACCATGGTCCCCAGACCTCCTGGGATGAACGTGGAGAAGGTGATCGAAGTTGGCGATTGACGTCTATTCCCAGTACCAGCCTCTCCCGTGGCAGATTAAGGCTCACGCTGAGGAATGGGTACACGGGTGTTTCGTTGGAGGTAAGGGGGGCGGTAAGACCCGCTTCGTTGTGGAGGAGTTCCTGGCCTCAGCCCTAGACTTCCCAGGATCAACGTGGCTGGTGGGCCGCAAAACGCTGCCCTCCCTCAAAGACACCACGATGAAGGAGTTTCTCAGTGCTGTCCCTGAGCAGCTCATCAAGTCCTTCAACAAGACGGACCGTAACCTGGTTCTGATGAACGACAGCTCTTTCATCTTTCGGTCCCTTGATGACCCAAAGAAGTTCGAGTCTCTCCAGATCTCAGGCTTTGCTATCGATGAGGCGGACGAGATTGAGAAGGAGACCTACGACACGCTGAAGTCTCGGGTTCGTCAGATGATCAGGGGGAAGCAGCCCCGATATCGCAGCGCACTAATCCTAAACCCTTGTGATGAGACTCACTGGATTCCAACTATCTTCCAGAACAACCCTCCTAAGGGCCACAAGCTCTTCTACTGCTCGACCATGGACAACATGGAGAACTTGCCCCAAGGCTACGTAGAAGAGCTCCAGTCCATTTATACGCCGGACATGCAGCAGCGCATGATCCACGGGATGTTTGGTAAGGTTCACCGGGGCCGTCCCGTTTACCATCAGTTCAAGAACGGCAATTACATCGTGTTCGCTGAGCCCGACCCCAAAGAGACTATCTACCGCTCGTGGGACTTTGGGTACAACCACCCGGCCATCATCTGGTTTCAGTTCCTCAATGGCAGGATGACCGTACTTGCCGAGCTCATGGGTAAGAAGGTGTACCTGGATGACTTTATCCGGGACCACGTCATGCCAGCCCAGAGCAAGTACTTCCCCGAGCACAAGATCTTTCGGGACTTCTGTGACCCCAGGGGATCTGACGAGTCAGACAAGGGTAAATCCTCGGTCGATATTCTGCACGACTTTGGAATCTACCCGATGTTCAGAAGAACCACGATTTCCGAGGGCATCAAGTGTGTTCGGGCTCTGATGGACACTCAGGACAAGGACCGCATCGCAAACTTCGCCATCCATCCCAGATGTAAGATCACTATTGAAGGACTCAGGGGCGGCTACCACAGGGAGGACGACTCCGAGGACCCGGTCAAAGACGATCACTACGATCACTTACAGGACTGTCTTAGGTACGGCGCGATACACATGTACCGCAGATGGAAGGCCAATAGGCTTCAACAAGCCTTTGACGGTCACGGGGGAACTTATCACCCGGTCACTGGTCGATTCGTTGAATGACCTGTAAACTTTTTAAATGGCGAAAAGCACAAAGAAACTGGTCTCCACCACCCAGCCCTCAACCGAAAAAGAGCTGAGGGCCTTCGAAAAGAACCACGCAGCAGACAATGCCAAGGCAGACGCCTTCTTCTCTCACGTAAATCCGCTCATTGATTCTACGCGTAAGAACAGAATCTCCATGGAGCAGCAGTGGCTCCTGGACTACCAAAGATGGTCCTGTCTTCTCGATAACCAAGGCTACGTTGGCAGATCGAACATCTTCGTGCCTGAGCTCAATAACCAAATCGAACAGACCGTAGAGAAGGATCTCGCCAATACCTTCTCCTCTCCAGACCTTGTTTACGCGGTACCCAAAGAAGGGGCCACGGACGACCAGGCCCACAAGGTTAAAGAAGCCGTCCTCTATGAGATCGAAGACCGGAACAAGGGTGTCCTTCTTCTTGATGAACACAAACGCCAAAAGGCCCTTCTTGGGACCTCTGTCATCAAGGCAGGCTTCAAAAAAGAGATCGTGGATATCTACATCCGGGACAAGGACGGTAGACCCTGCCTCACCCAGGTACCTAAGTACGTTGGGACGAAGCTAGATGTGGTGGACATGTTCCGCTGGTACATCTTCCCGGAGACCTCTGACCTTGAGACCTGCTACATGATCTTTGAGGACCAGCTCGTGGACCTCGTGCAGGAGAAGCTCTCAGGCCTCTATCAGAACCTAGAGAACGTGCAGCCCATGAGTGACGTGGGAGAGGGAGATCTCCAGCATAAATGGGTAGATCTTCAGCGCCGAGACTTCCTAAACCTGGGCTCAATGCTCAGATCCCGTCCAAACTGTGCGGTCTTCACTGAAGTTTGGATGAACTACGACCTCTATGGAGACGGAAAGCCCATTCCGGTGCTCGCTACCATCGCAAACTACAAGACCGTGGTTCGCCTGGTGAGAAACCCTCTGTGGCTTCAGCGTCACCCCTACGCGGGAACTCGTCATATTCGCAGACCCGGGAAGATGTTTTATGGTCTCTCGGTACCTGACCGCATCAGATCTCAGACCGACGTTATGAACGACGTTCAGAACCAGACGATGGACTCTCTGAACTTCTCGCTCTCCCCAATCTCAATCATTGACCCTGCCCTTGCGGGGGATGTGAACTCATTTAAATACCGACCTGGGGCCAAGTGGCTTGGATCTCCAGAAGGTGTGGAGTTCAAGATCTTCCCTGACGTTTCAGGAGCAGGCCTTAGATACGCCCAGGAGCTCAGAGGCCAGATCGCCCAGTTCTCAGACAACAATCCAAACGTAGCTCCTCAGCTCTCGGGTAAGTCCCGTTCTGCTACCCAGTCTTCAATTGTGGCAGGAGCAGTGAGCCAGCGCCAAAAGGTTCAGCTCCTCCTAGAAGAGCATGAGACCCTTGTTCCTCTTTGCGAGAACATCCAGTCTCTCCTTGTTCAGTACATGGATAAGAACTGGCAGATCAAAGTCCAAGGCCCCGTAGGCGGTACCTGGATCACTAAGAACATCACCCCTCAGGACATCAACGCCACGGTGGACTGGGTCTGGAGAGGCGCAGAGCAAGAAGAGAAGAGTGCCGTTCGGTCTCAGCAGCTCCTTGCGTTCTACAACTCAGCCCTTCAAACCGCGTCCCTTATGCCAGGAGAAGTGGATCTTCCCGGACTCTTCAAGCGTATCGCTAAAGAGGCATTCAACCTTCGGGACATGGACGAGATCTTCAAGTCCATGCGAGATCAGAAGACCATTGATCCTGACGTGGAGAACGTCATTCTCTCCGATGGTAAGGACCAAGAGATCCATAACGGGGACAACGACCAGGAGCACATCCTGGCCCACGAGCCTCTTCTCGATGACAACAAGATCAATGATGAGGGCAAGCTCGCGGTGCTCCGTCACCTTGAGCGTCACAAGATTCAGATGAAGGCCAAGCAGGCCGTCCTTGAGGCCAAGGGTAGACTTCAAACCATGCAGATGTTAGCCCAGCAGGGCGGTGATCAGTCCCCCCAAGGGTCCCAGGGAGGGCAGGATGGGAGGACTGGCCCGCAAGTTCCAAGCCCCATGGAAGGGAACCAAGCACAGGCGAGCACCTCACCTGATGCGATAATGAGCGGGGTCAGAGGAGTTCAACCGCAATAATGGAATACCTAGGCGAACTAACTGAAGACGAAAGACAGGCCCTTTTCAAATACAAGGGCACTGAGCTCTTCAGGATCGTTAGGAAAGCCATTGCTGCTGAATATCAAAAGGTGGGGCACCGCATGGACAATGCCGACGCCCACCAGATCCTAGTCCTTCAGGGGCAGCGTCAGGGCTTCAACTCCGCATTCAACATCATGGGAAGCCTTGGAAAAGATCCCTCCGTCAAAGACGAGTAGCCCCCGACTTTGCTTTTTTAGAGAAATACCCTCAAACTGATTTTACCGGGCTTACCGGGTTAAAGATCAAGTCCCCTACTCGGGGTTAAGGAGGGTATATGTCAGACGAAACCAAAGGGCCTGCCTCGTCAGCTGAGCCAAGCATTCCGAAATCACGTTTAGATGAAGTGATCGCTGAGAGGAACGCAGAGCGGGCTCAAACCCAGTTCTTGCAACAGACCTTAGCTCAAGTCATTGCGAATCAGCGGACTCAAACCCGCGCTCCCGAGAGAGACACTCCAGAGATGGAGCAGCTCAAGGTTGATAACCCTGCTCTGTACAACCAGATCAAGGCTCAAAACCACCAGCTGAAGATTCTCCGGGCCGCTAACTTTGAGACCAACGACAAGTTTGACAGGGCTACTTTCCTGCAAGGTGCAGGCAAGGAAGGTCAAAAGCGGCTGAACGACATTGAAGCCATCCTGGATCGAGAACGACAGGCCGGTAACATGAAGGCAGACCGTATGGGCATCTATCAGTGGATGCTAGGACAAGAGAAGCTGCGGGAGCAGTATGAGGCGGCAAACCGACCCCAGACTACCCAGCAAGCAGCTCCTGCCCCGGCTACTACTCAGGACGCCCCCTCCTCAGACCCTCAATTCGCTACGACTGTCCGAAGCGGCGCGGCTGCTCCGGGTACAGTTGAAAAGACACGTGAAGAAAGAATTGCCGAACTAGCAAACCAAACTTTCTAATAAAAAATTCGCATCTCGAAAGGATGTAACACGATGTCACTTCAAACATTTGCATCATTTCCTGGCGGGGCGATTAGCGCCCACATCGACAGAGAACTGTTGATGATTGCCAAGAAAAACGTCATTTTCCAACAACTCGGTACTCAGTGCGTTATGCCTGCTGGCGAAGGTAAAACTTTCCAGTTCAACCGTTACGAGCGTCTGGCTCTTCCTAAAGTCCCTTTGACTGAAGGTGTGCCTCCCGCTTCGACGAACATGACCCTGACCACGGTACAAGCAGTATCGGATCAGTGGGGCGCTTTCGTTGAGATCTCCGACGTTGCTCTGTTGACCATCATGCACCCGCTTCTTCAAGTTGCTATCGACCTTTTGGGTTACCAAGCAGCTGAATTAGTGGACCGTGAAGTCATCAACGTTCTGCTCTCTGGTACCTCTGTCACTTACTGTGGCTCGGCTACTACCCGTGCAGGCCTGACCACCATCGGTACGGATTCTTTGACTGATGCAGTTCTCCAAAAGTGCGTAGCTCGTCTGCGTTCTGCTGGTGCTCATCCGTATGAAGGAACGAACTTCGTTGGTGTTCTTGATCCCGCAATGGAACAAGACATCTCGCAGAACTCCAACAACGCTTTCACCCTGGCAGCGGCTTACAGCAATGCAAAGCTTCTCTATAACGGTGAAATCGGTATGTGGCGTGGCGTTCGCTGGATGACCAGTAACTTCATCCCCACCATCACTGGTGTTGCGGCTGAAACTTACACCACTCCTGCGTCCCCTGCTGGTACCTTTGCAGCAGCCAGCTACCGCGTCTCGACTGGTTACTACGATGCAGGCACAGGCTTCCTCGTACAACTCAGCCAGAACTCGGCAGTTGCCTTTGCAGCACTGGATAGCCTGGGCGGCACTACGCCTAACGATAGCGCGTACATCTACAAGATCTTCGTTGGTCTTGCAGCTGGTGGTGCTACTGCGATCATGTACCAAGGTGTTGAAACCACCTACGGTACTGATTTCATCCCGGCTAACACGGCGTTCTCCATCGTTGATCCCCCGGTAGCGGGTGTATCTATCGCTGGCTCGAACATCCCTGCTACGTCGGCAATCGTCCACATTGGCTGGATCTTCGGTAAACAAGCTTATGCAGTAGTAGACCTCATGAACTTGAAGACTTTCGTCTCCAAGGCAGAGGCCACTACGGCTGATCCTCTCGTGCAAAAGCGCACGGTTGGTTACAAGCTCATGTTCAAACCGGCTATTCAAAACGATAGTTTCATGATGAGATTCGAAGGCCTCTCGGCTTTTAACTAATTGTGAACCGGGGAGGGGATTAAACCTCTCCCCACATTTCTAAGGAGACTAAATGGAACCCAAAACCAAGAAACACAAAGTAGAAGCTAAGGAACCTGAAGAAAAGTTGGTTTCCGTAGAAATGACTGAAGAGCAGAAGAAGAAATTCGCTGACTTCATGATCGCAGAAGAAGACAAGGTAGAAGAAGCTGCCCCGGTTACTCCTGAGGCCAAGAAGCAAATGCGTCTGGTGTTCCAGCACCGCATCAATAACTGGGTATTCGGCCCTGGTATTGCTCAGGTCCCGGAGAGCTACGTGGGTCTTATTATCCACGGAGAGCAAAGCAAGGCTAACGCAGAGCTGAAGCTCCACACCTCCACCCAGCACGCTTCTAAACTCCTCCAGGTGCTCAAATGATTATCGCAGCCCTTATCTTGGGACTGTGCATCGTAGCAGCAGCCTGGATCAGCTCCCTTAAGCACGTTAAACCCCGTATGGCGTTTGCTCAGGTCACTCTTTTGGGTCAGACCGAGCAGTCTGAGACCATGCAGCTATCGGCCACGTTGTTCGCAGATGAGCCTGAGGGCGTCTGGCAGGAGAAGATTGCTAAGGTCTGTGAACTCCGGGAAGCCCGCCTGAAGTTCCAGAACGAGCGCATTCTGGCTGCAACGAAAGCCTTCAAAGAAGAGCAGGAAACCGGCGCTAAGGCTAAGGAACTGGCCAAGGCTGGCCTAAGCCTCGTCAAAGAAACCCCGACCAAGTAAATTGAGCTTTAAGAGTCAGGGCTGTACTATTTGGGTATGGCACTGACTCGGCTCCAAATGTTCCAATTCGTGTTAGACCAGGCTCAGCTAGAGGCCTCTCCGTATTACCTGGCTAAGGCCCGCCTCTGGTACAAGATCGTCGTTGATAAACTCACCCTCAGACAAGACTACAAGTTCTATAACAAGGTGATTGATACGCCTTGGGTCAGTGGCCAGAAGGTCTATAACGTCCCTTCGGACTACCAGAGATCGGATGCCTGCTTTCAGGTGAACGAGGCCGGGGTACAGGGGGATGAGATCTTCATCCGGGACACCTATCAGTTCGATCCCTACGTGAGCTCAGCCAGCGGTATGCCCACTGTGGCGTACATCAACAACACCGACAACACGATTGTCTTTAACTCAGCTCCGACCAATCCAAGCGGTAAGCAGTTCCGCCTACGGTACTTCAAATTGCCGACCGACTACTCACTCACTTCCTCCGATGACAACGTAGTCCCTGACTTTGAGGACTGTGACGTGATCATGCAGCACATGCTCTCCATTGCCTTTGAGAGAGAGGACGATGAGCGTCAGTCCTCCAAGAAGATGGACGCCAAGCTTGCCGACCAGGCTCAGCAGAGGAACATGTACGATGCGGACTCATCGAGTTCTAATGATCTAGCCCGTGAGAGCTTCCGGGGTAGACGCGGGTATGGCCGTCGCGGCAACGGTTGGTTCTAACCCGTGGCTACAAATAAAGAAGGCACCCTTCAGATCAACAAGTTTGATGGGATCAACATCACTGACTTCGGGACTACGGTCCCTCCTTCTAAGTTCCTTACCATGCAGAACATGGCTCCCGTGCAGCCAGGAGAGCTTAGGTCCCTGGGCGGGGTGATTGCTCTCAATACAGCAGCCATTCCTGGATTGGAAGAGATCGTTCACGCTGACTACTGGGAGCATCCAAACGGGGCTACAGGGTATGTGGCTTGGTACAAACCAAGTGCAGCAGCTCTTGCAATGCCTGCTCCTACGGGCCAGACCTTCACTGCTATCGGAGCCACGGTTCATACGCGAAGAGTGCGAACAGTCTTTGTTGGTCCTGGTGGGATTGA